AGTAGTGTGCTCCACTGAATACATTTTATATTATTAATGACTTGAGTCTATTACTTTGCTGTCCCCTACCACCCACCCAATTAGCTGCTAATGTTGTGGGTCCTAGAGAACCCTTTTGGATAGCCAATTAAGCCTAATTACCCATATATAAATGTTTAGAATTTTGAACCGAATTTTAAAGTCATTAGTTTTTTAGGGCAATTTTATACCAAACTTCTGCAAGAAAGTTCTGGCAGTATCACTGAGCCCTCCTTTGCCCCACTTAAGCTGCTCAATATCCTTCAAGCTTTTAGCAATTGCACCAACCTTTTGGGACATCCATTTGTCTGCAGTAAGCGAACCATAGCGCTGCCGAAGAGCTTTTTTCAAATACTGAGGGTCCATCATTCCCTGCTTTACTCTGTAGATCCCAATTGTCAACGGGTAAAATTTGAAAATTTCCAAAAACATCTCTGTTCCTGGAAAGAAAGACAGGTATATTTCTGCCCCATTTTCCCATTTTATCCCATTTGATTCTGCAATAGGATTTATGACTGTCGTCTTGATCAGCTCTCTCTGCGATTCATCCTCATTCTCGATGAACTGCTCTAGAACCCATCTAGCCAGGTATCCAGACAATCTGTGGATGGTAAGATCGAGGTTGTCAATTGGATTGTTCCTGTTTCCAGGAAAATGATTATTGACAATCTCCACCTGCCACTCGCCAAATTTAGGATTTGCTTTCCTCTCTGGTTTACGCGAGAGAGCAGCTTTGGCTTTTGCGGCATTGAGGAAGAAGATCCTAACTGAAGACAAACTGATCGACTCCCCATGTTTAACACAGAATGCCAGATACCCTGCATCAGGATCAAATCCATTTGCACCGGTTGATGCGACATCATAGAAAACCAATTCAGACATTACACTCAGAGTATTTCTTTGTGTAATTCAATTTATTTCAACGTATGCTCAAAGTATTCAAGTGGAGTACACTACT